TGCCATCATCCATATTGGCCGGAGAGTGCTATCCAGCCAGGAAGGGCAATTAAGAATCTAGTTCCCGGTTGGAAAAAGAAGCTCGCTGAGATCAACCAGGAAGATTATCTCGAGGTTGCCTGCCTGACCAGAATGGCCGAAGACTTCAATGAATGTGTCCCAGGCTTCTATTCGGTCGATTTTGCCCAAACGGAAATAGGCAAATGGTACATGATAGATGCCGCGAGGGGCGAACTGTCATATCATCCAGAGCACGAGGATGCATGACCGCCAAATGTGGCTCATGTGAATGGGCACGCCGGCGCCAATGCCAAGCCCAATATCTGAACTTTACCGGGGAATGCTATTTCGAAGATCATGCGGACCTGGAGGGCAAGATGGGATCTATGTGGAGGCCGGCTAAGATATGTAAGTCGGGCAGGCCGAAGGGTGGCAGAGGAGGAGCATGAAAGATCTACCCGACGCCGAACTCATTCGGCTATACACAAAGGAATCCGCAAACGAAACCAGTGACCTGCCGTGGGGCGCGGAGAAGCGCAGGAAAGCCTATGGTGATGAGTTGCTTTCCAGAGGAATTGCAGAGTTCACGTTGCCGGCGTTTGGGATGGTGTTCAAGGTCCGGGGCTCTGAGGTGGATGCAATGAAGATAGAGCAGGAATTTGAAAGGACACCACGCCCGGAGAGGAGAGCATGATTTGCACCATAAGTGAGAATGGCAGGATATATCTGATATTCTGCTATCCACTTGTGTGGCAGGTCGGAAGCGGCATAAGATGGATTTAATTTTTTTTCAAAAAATTTAAGAAAAAGGATTTCAGTCCTGTTCGATGCGCGGGGCGAGCATATAACGAACAGAAATTTTTCCCATCCCGAAGGATATCACAGTGGGATAATCTATCCCGGTTTCGATCTGGACCGCCGATACCTTTCTAGCCACCTTTGCGATATCCGCCAGGTAATCGAGTGAGAACACGGCCCTAGACATGCCTTGCCTAATACCGGTCAGTTCCGACAACTGGAAAGCAGTTCTCACGGAGTCAATGTCTCCTTTGGCCTCCAGCACAAAGTTCTCTTCGTCCTGTTCGAGGATGGCATGATCAGAGACCTTGATAGCCGATTGGATAGCATCATAGACATCAGCGCCTGATATCACAATGCTACATGGCATATCCAGGTTGGGGACTCTTGGGGCGCCCTTGATTGCAGTTGGGTCTATCATAGACATGGAGAACTTGGACCGGCCATGGTCCACGGCCATCTTGTGGGTTTCGGGGTCCAATTCCATGGAGATGCTGTCAGATCCGTTGGTGAATTGGTCCAGCCTGATCATATCGAGTGCTAGGTCTCCGGCATCGGTTTTGTAGTACTCGAATGCATCCTGGGGTGCATCCAAGAATACCATGCAGACATTTGCCGGGTCAACGGCCTGGATTTTCAGGCCGGTTTCCGAGACTTGGATTCTGACTTCTTCGGCTACATCTTTGATGGCATTGATTATGTCTTTCATTGTGGTTGGGGAAATTACGACTTTGAATTGCATTTTAGCACACCTTCAGTTCAAATGTTAGATCGGATTCTGTCATTAGCTTTTCAATAATCATAGGCAGGGTTCTTTGAACCTCTTCTTTCAGTGATTTGTCCAGGTTCTTTTTATACTGATTATAGATTCTCTCTCCAATTCTCTGATGATTGTATCCCATCAATTCGACACATTCATCGCATATTCTAAGTCTCGGACTATGCTTAAAATGTTTGGAAATCTCTCTTTCCTTTTCGCAGATTTTGCATTCCATACTAATCACCATCGTGTGCTTTTATGTAATTGCTTAACCACGTTCGCACCTGATCGGAAAAATTAAAACTTTTTTTATGAAGCTTCAACCAATCATCATGCTGCTTTTCTATGGTCACATTTCGCTTTATTAACGCCATTGTACCTCACCAGGGTTCTTAGTCCAAACGGCCATGATCTCACATGCCCCGCTGTCGTCTGGAAGGATGCTAATTTTAGCATCTTTTATCGGATGCTCACGAACAAACATCTGAGCTTCGCCGAAGCTTCCAGTTTCTCCGAGTTTTGCTACCCATCTCTTCCCAACTTTGGATATCTCAATCTGTGCCATACTAGATACTATACCTATAACTATATAAGCTTATCCACACCACACCGTTAATTCTGTTTGATCCTTCTTATTGTAGTACTGCATCACGCCTTCGTTGAAATCTTTTGCTTCAAAAAACGTCTCTGGCAGGCGCTTGCATTTGTAGGTAAAGCTCATGATGCCGTGGTTAGTGACGAAGGCTCGCGCGGCCAAAAGCTCCTTTTCTGTCCACTTCGACGATAGATAGGAGTTCTTTTTTAGTGTATCCAGTGGCTGATATCGCATTGGGTAGCATAAGCACCCCCAATCAAGTACTACCTTCATTCTCTCAAAGTATTCATCCGGTGTATCGTTGAAGTTGTATAATATAAGAACCACGATATTATACTTTTTTGTCATGTGTTTTTTCAATAGACTTATGCCATTCTCGACCTTATCCCAATCCTTGATACTGTCAAAAGATGTCTGCAACCTCAGCAATCGAAGATCGTTCATTTGCCCTGCGATCTTATCATCAACGGTTCTGGAATCTATACCATTTCTGATATCTATCTTCAGCTTGGAGTCTTTCAACTCCTGCCAAACTCGATCCCATTCGGGCCCGTTGGTAATATTGTTGTCATATGGATATATCTTGGTGTGGCCGGGGTAGATATACGGTTTGATGCTTGGCCCGGTTGATCGCATTTGGCCTTCGATTCTATGGACGGCGCAAAACCCACACCTGTTAATGCATCCCCGCTGCGTAAATATGATGCTTCCATCCCATTCCGGCACCAGGTCATAGGCAGGAACCAGATTATCAACTTCATCCCACAGCCCGGAGAAAACCTTATCAACGCCAGATTTTCGGGCGTGCTCTGGCATCAGAGAGGCATATATACCGCCCAATTCTATGGGCGTGTTGGGGAACGCACCCTTATAGAATTTCACCGCTTCCCATACCGGCTTCCATGAATATGTAAACAGAGAAGTCATGTAAATCTTATCCGGCGTGTATCCGGGATGCTTATACCCTTGCCTGATAAGCTCAACTTCGTGGCCTTCATTGCGTAGATGGGTAGCTATCTTCAGCAACCCATATGGCGGAAAAGGTGAATGGATCTTTGGCTCAACCAATAACATTTTCATACCGTTTCCTCCGTTTTCTCGAACTGAAATAGATCAACTTGCGGCGGTCCAACCGGGGATATTTCGGCCAATTTTAGATTCTTGCAGGCCTGATCATAATAGCTTTCCTTTAATTCAAATCCTATGAAGCTTCTCTTATTTCGCAAGGCTTCATATCCAGTGCTGCCTATACCTGCGAACGGGTCCAAGATCAGATCGCCGGGGGCGGTCCACATTTCTATGCATCGCTTGATAACTTCCAATTGGAGAGGCGCGATGTGCTTTTCGTCTTTGTCGTCCCTGGCAGATTTCCTCTGGAGGGTGTTGCTTTGATTGATATCCATCCAGATAGGCTGAGCCCATTCCTGGAATTTTGCAACTGGGAATTCTTCGGCGGTGTGTGTTATAGGTTCCGGATTGTTTCCCGGTTTCCTGAAAACCAACATGTAATCAGGCAATCCCACCCGGGACATGCTGCTGTCTTTCTTCAGTTGCTTATGGAGAAGTCCGAGTGCCTTCGTGCGTTGCATTTCTGTCACAGGATTTTTATAAATTGTTATCCTGGTATGGTAGACGAATCCGGCGTTCTGGAATATCCTTATCAATTCTCCTGAGAAGTCTTTTAGGCCGATGATCCCATCTCTGGCTTTCTGAAGTGGCAAATCCATGCAGTGAACCGCAAGCAACCTACCAGGCATGAGAACCCGATACAATTCGGGTGCTATGAATCCGAAATGCTTGAAGAATTCGCCGTCTCCTTTGCAGTTTCCGAGGTCTCTTTCACTGTTGCTGTACGTGTATAGGCTGGAGAAAGGCGGAGAAAATATCTCGAAGTGGATAGATCCGTCTGCAATGGTCTTGATCTCTTCGCAGCTATCGGCCATTCGCATTTCCCACCCATCACCGGATTGAACGCCCTGCTTATATTCGTCTGTCTCTCTGAAAGTGGATTTCAGGTTTTCTTTTGTCAGTTCTTGCGTTTCTGCAATCATTCCAGTCAGCATTTTCTCAAACTCCTTCTCTTTTCGCTCTATGTTTTTAACTACTGCTCCCTCCGCTTCGGAGGTTATAACATGGACTTCGACAGGCTCCTCTTGGCCAAATCGCCAGCACCTTCTAACCGCCTGATAATACTGCTCGAAGCTGTCCGATATGCCGGTGAATATCATCTTATGGCAAATTTGGAAATTGAGGCCGAAGCCAAATATTGAAGATTTACTGATTAGTATATTTATCTTTCCATTGGCAAAATCTCTGGCAGCTTGCGCTTTCTTCTCAGGATCATCCGAACCTCTGATTTCAATTGATCCTGGTATGGCCTTTCTCAGAGCATCGGCCTCAACATTCAGATCACACCAGACCAGCCATGGCCCCGGTGAAGATGTGGCGATTCTGGCGGCTTCTGCAACCCTTGGAACCAGGCTATTCTTCCGGGCTCCTCTGCGGTCCTGGAGGGTCAAAGCCTCTCGGACTATGTAGCCAGTCTTATCCACAACCACCTGATCTATGGTCAGATGCGGCAACTTGAAGCCGTTGTCTTCATATCCGAGATCAGAAGGCATTTGAAGCATTACCGCCCATGTCGCGACCCATCGCCAGAATGCCGTTTTGGCGTGTCCCTTGAGCCGCCACTGGCTGGTTTGGCCGCCGTCATGCACAAAATAGCAGGATAACATCTCGGTTCTGCTCATCACGCCCATGAACTCCGCATGATTGCCTAGCTCCATGTGGTCATTTGGCGCCGGGGTTGCTGTGCAAGCCAACTTATAGGGCGTGTCTCGAAAGGAATCGATGATTTGAGTTCTGACCGTGCCTTCAAAGCTCTTTATGATGCTGCTCTCATCCAGGACAATTCCTACGAATTGCAACGGGTCGAAATGATCCAGCATTTCATAGTTGGTGATATTGATGCCTTCCAGAACATCGGCCTGCTTCCTGCAAAGATGGACCTCGATGCCAAACTTTGCTCCCTCTTCAACGGTTTGCTGTGCGACTGCGAGAGGAGCCAGGATCAGGACATTGCCGCCAGAATGCTTGCAGACCTGGTTGGCCCATTCCAGTTGGATTGGTGTCTTGCCGAGACCAGTGCCTGCAAAAATGGCCGCCTTGCCCTTCTGACATGCCCATGATACTATATCATGCTGAAAGGGGAAGAGCTTTGGATTGATATCTGTGGCATGGAAGCCGGATGGCTTTGCAGCGAATTGCTTTGATTTCAGGAATTCTTCATAGCTTGTCATACTTATCTGACCTCCCTTTACATTTCTCAACCGGATACTTGGCGGCATTGCTGGCGATCTTTGCCCATGTTGCTGCCACCAGGTCTATTCCCATGACATCAGCCAACCTGATGAGATAGATCAACACATCGGCCATTTCCGGGGCGGGGTCTTCTTTTGGGGCGTCCTGCCACTGGAATAGCTCAAGCAACTCGGCGGCTTCGATGCTGATTGATTTGGCCAGGTTGCTTGGTGTGTGATATTGAGTCCAATCACGTTCTGCCGCGAATTCGCGAAGCCGTTCTTTAATTTTTCCCATTTACATGCTCTCCTGGTAAAATCTGCTCATAGAATTGGTGATAAAGTTCTGCGTCTTGATCTCATTCTCTTCCATTTCGCGAGCCTTTTGATGCTCCATTCCAAGACGCTTGCCTTCTTCAACGGTCATCTTTCTCATAGCATCCTAGTTATCTTATGGTTATTTAAACCTTTCTCTAGTCAATTAACCCATTAGCACTATCTTTAAATAAGAAGAGAACCAACTTCAAAACATGGCTAAAATTGGAATAGATATAAGCGACGATACCGCCGCAAAGCTGCGCGATTTTACACTGAAGAGATATGGGGTTTTCAGAGGGCAATCCAAGGTAGTCGAAGATGCCTTGAAAGCATATTTAGAAAAGGAAGAGCAGAAGGCCCCTGAAGGAGCCTAAAAAGGAGAGATGCTAGATGGACAATAAGATAAATAGGGCCGAGGGTATTTATAGGCTTCGGTGGGTAGCATGAGCAACCCAATCGGATGGTGCACCGACACCATAAACCCGATAACAGGATGCTTGAATGGGTGTGAATATTGTTATGCCCGGAAGATGGCTTTCAGATTAAAAGGCAGGTTCGGCTATCCAGAGGACGAACCCTTTGGGCCTGCGTTCCATTCCGATAAGCTTCGCGATATACAGAATTTGGGCGGAAAGGGAAAGCGGGTATTCCTTGACAGCATGTCGGATTGGTTCTCTCCTGGAGTCAAAAAAGACTGGATAGAATCTATTGTGTGGATGGCATGGCAGAAGCCGGAGCATCATTTCTTAGTTCTTACTAAGCGGCCCGATAGAATGGGAGTGCTCCAGGAAATGAATATTGGCATACCGGACAACCTTTGGTTTGGCGTATCTGTGACTCACCAGGGTGATGCTTGGAGAATAGCGGCGCTGAGGAAAGCAGTTGATAAGCATCGGTTCATATCCTTTGAGCCCTTGCATGGACCCGTCCTGCCTTATCTGGAAGGGATCGAATGGGCGATCATTGGCATGGAGACGGGCAACCGGACAAATAAGATCGTTCCTGAAAAGCAATGGATCAACTACATCGTAGATGAGGCCGAAATATGGGGCGTTCCGGTATTTCTCAAGGACAACCTTCTGCCATTATCGGGTCTCACGGCGGCGCAACTTATGTTAGCTGGAAAGAAGTCGAGTCTAAGGAAAGAATTCCCGGAGGCGATGAGATGATTTACTGCTATGAGGGCAACTGCTGCATAGGCGCGGATCCCGATGATGAGAGCACCGGAGCCCCGGTATGTGATGGGAAGTGCGAGAACTGCGGGGCGATGAAAGTTGAATGATTTGAGTATTTTTTTCAAACCGGGGCATGTTATCGAAATGCGAGCCCTCGGCAAGCAAAAGAACGTCGTCCAGAGCGGGTATTATAAGGATTTTAAGAAGCTGGAAGAGACCATTAATATCCTTGATAAAACCGGAGAACACAAAGGCATATATTTCATTCTAAACAAGATTAACCCGGCCCTTTATGCCAGGCGGCCGGATTCCCTCAGCTCTCCGCGCGAGGGCATGGCAACTACATCAGATGCCGATATAGAGAGGCGCTATTGGCTGCCAGTGGACTTTGACCCTACCAGGCCGGCGGAGATCTCATCAACCGATGAAGAGCATGAAGCGGCTCTGAAGAGGGCCCTAGAGGTTCGCGAACATCTCCAAACATTAGGATGGCCGGACCCCATATACGCAGACTCTGGCAACGGCGCGCACCTGATATATCCAATAGATCTGCCAAACAATGATGCCTCCACCGAATCAGTGGAATTGGCTTTGAAAGCCCTGGATGCTCTCTTCTCCGATGATAAGGTCAAGATTGATGGCAAAAACTACAACGCGGCCCGGATCTGGAAGGCATACGGCACCACGGCGCGCAAGGGCGCGAACGTGCCAGAGAGGCCCTGGAGAAAGTCGGCAATCATAGAAGCGCCGGCAGAACTTAAGCCCGTGCCTGAAGAGCTCCTGGCGGGTCTAGGATGGGGCTTCAAGCAAAAGGAACATGCGGAAAGGTACGAAAAACAAACTGATAAGATAGATATCGAGCAATGGCTTTCGTCTCACGGTCTTGATGTGGTTAAACGAAAGACCGCACACGGTGGCGGAACTATCCATGTGCTCGATACCTGCCCGTGGGACTCATCACATGTTGATAGATCGGCGTGGGTGATTCAGTACCCATCTGGCGCGGTGGTCGCGGGTTGCCAGCACAATGGATGCACAGGCAAAGGCTGGCGCGATCTGAGGGAACTGTATGAACCCAGACAGGTTCGAAACGAACCGATATTTGAGCAGCCAAAAAGACCAAAGACCCTGGCATTAGAACTCCGGCTTGAAGATGTTGCCGACATCGAATATGATGAGGGCGGGCAATTTGATAAAGTCAAATTCAATCCATCCCGGGCAGCAGATGCCGTTTGCCAATACTTGCATATCGTCACTACGCCAGATAAAAGGATATGGGTATATGAAAACGGATACTATAGGCCGGATGGGGAAACAATTATAGAGCAGACATTTGAAAGAGTGGCCGCGAGCTGTTATAATATTCATGCAGGCGTGGAAACTCTTAAAAAGATTTATTTAAGAACATTGGTAGAATTTAATGAACTTGACAAAAATCCTTATCTTTTGTGCTGCAAGAATGGTGTGGTAGACCTCAAGACAGGCACCTTCTCGGATCATTCGCCCGAATATTATATGACAATGCCTTGCAAAGTGACCTATAACAAGGCGGCGACCTGCCCGGTGTTTGTGGAATTTATAGAGGGATCGTTATCAAACGACAGCGACAGGCTTACCCTCATCGACTGGATAGTAGCTTGTGCCTGTCTGGTAGAATTCGAGTATCTCCTCTTCCTAACAGGGCACGGCAGCAATGGAAAAAGGATCTACGAGACGCTCTTGCAGACGTTTTTCGGGGAAGAGTTCACAGAAGCGATAAGCTTAGAGGAGTTGACCAAATCAAACTTTGCTCTCGGATACCTGAGACGGGCCAGGATGTGCATATCAACAGAAACCAACCCAGACCGCGCAAAGACCGAGCTTATTAAGAAGATATCGGGCAATGATTGGCTCAGTGCTGATGTCAAAAACAAGGACAGGATCAGGTTCCGGGCATTTTTGCAGATGATATTTGATAGCAACTCGATGCCGATCTTTGAGGACAATAGCTATGGCTTTATTCGCAGGTTCACGAGAGTAAACCATCCTTATGAATTCGTGGATAATCCAGATCCTTTGAACCCTCTGCAAAGGCAAAAAGACCCGAACCTAGAGACAAGGCTTTGTACTGAATCGGAACTAAGCGGCATTCTTAACCTGATAATCGAACGGGCAAAGGCGATCATACCAGACCGCAAAATTCACCGAAGGGAGAACGACTTTGAGGCTTATGAGATACAGAGTCATTCAATTTCGGATTTTATTGATCAATTTGTGACCTTTGAACCAAACGACAGAGATAACGATTTCAATAAGATTTCTGCCGATTTGTTATACTCAAAATTCGAAGAGTACACTCGGTTCGCGGTCGGGGCAAAGATGAGTCGCAAAAAGTTCTCCAGATATATCGGGGGGAAGAATGGTCAACCATCGGTTACAATTAGGGTCGATGGCGCAGAGATGCGAGGATTTAAAGGTCTTAGGTTCGATGAAAAGGAATTTAAAGCCTTTATAGGCAAGAAAACGATTGAGTACTCTAATACTCCTTTAGTAACTATCTTGAACGATCTTGAAACGATTAGTAACGATACTATAAGCAATAGCGGTGGGTCGATTGTAACGAATGTAACGATCTTTAACGACTTATTGAAACGTACAAATAATTGCCATAAAGCATATAGTAGAAAGGACTTGGTTGAAAAGATCGACGTAATCGTTACAGAGGAAAAAATCGATATCAAGCGGCCCATAGAAGAGGTCAACGATACCCTAGAAGATCGTTATGAAACATCGTTTGAGGCTAAAGAGGCCAAAGAGGAAACACCAGAAAAGGACAATGATGTACCAAATAGAGCATTACAGAGCATTCTGCTCAACAAAGGCAAGCTAACCCCCTTCACCCTCTCCATGAGAATCAAAGATATGGGCGGAGAGATGAAACCGATGGACAGCGAGGCATATTTGAAGAGCATAGGATTCCAAGAGGCGGTGCCGAGCTGGATAAAAGGATAATCTTACCGTAAGATTTATATCCTCATCCTGCCTATAGGGTAGTATGACATCCTACAATGCAAGCGGGCAACCTCTCTTCGAGGCTTGCTTTCTGAAAACCAAGAGAACCAAGTTCTCCGAGAACTGGAAATTCTTCGCCGCAGACAAGAACGCGGCGATGGACTATATAAGAAGCAAACCAGGATATGAGAAGGCAGAGATCTGCTGGATTAAGGAGACTGATATATGAGGAAAAAACAAGATCTCGGCCCCTGCCATGGCATCAAGCTATATGCCTCTGATGAGGCCCATCTGGCAGGATTGCCCGGGAGCTGGAGTGAGAAGGTTAGGAATGCGGTCCACTCCTGGCTGGAGGGCAAAGCATGAAACTTGAATTTCAGTTTAAGAACGGCATAAGCCGAATCTATGCAACAATTAATTTGGGCGCGGAGTCGTTTGAGTCTTTTACTTCCCGAATATGGGGGAGCGAGACCGTTACTCTTGTAGCGGAATATGACGGCGAGAAAGACATTTCTTTCCAGGTTGCTGATCTGTTGTGGATTGGGGAGAGTGCATGATTCCCATCCAAGTCATATTCTCCGGCACCCAGGCCGAGATCGATGCCCAGATAGCAGCCTGGCAACCCCACGGACAGTTCGCAGGAGAACCCGAAAAGGGTGATTTCTCCAGACCGCGCAAGAATTTCGTGTCAGAGTTTCCTAAAATAACATGTGAGAACTGTGGCAAGAATCCACGCGGACCCAACGCGATCATGGAAGACGGCGAATTTTTCTGCAATTACGAGTGCGAGAAGGAATACTCACAGAAGCCCGCCAAAGCCCCAAGGCTCGACGCAAAGGAAGATCCAGATAAGTACATGCCTTTTGGCAGATCTGTCAGCCAGCAAAGCCACATGAAGTCCTGTGCCTATTGCGGGGTGTCTTTCGATCTTAATATGGAGCATCCCCGCGGACTGGTGCCCTTTTGTTCGGTGCAATGTGAGGAGGATTTCTCAAAGATCACGATACCAGATGTCAGGGGCCTGATAGAAGGCTATATGAGCCATCAGTTCACACCCCGGGCTATCTTGGAACATCTGGCTTCTGAACATTCCATCGAGATCAGTCACCAGAAGCTGGGTGGCTATATGGGAGCCATCAAGAAGAAGAATCTGGAGATTGCTAGAGATACCATGAAAGAATGCTCCGAGATATACCTCGAAAAGCCTCTAGGATCTCACCAGAGCCCCAAGGAAGCCAAATCTCCTAAGAAACCTATGATTCCCTCATCTCCTTTGTCAGAAGCCGACCTAATCATGCTAGACATGCATGAGGCTGGAGACTTTGACTTTGAGATCAAACAGGTCTTGGATCGATCGGGTTATCCCATGCAAGTTGGGGTTATCAGGGCAAGGATTAAGGAGCTGACAGCATGAAGGGCAAGCAACCATCCAGGGAAATAATCTGGATGGAAGAGCATGGCATAACAAGAGAAATGCTCGCGAAATGTGAGTTCATCAAGCCTGGGAGAGGGTGCATTCAGAGGATGCATGCAAATGGCATAATTGCCAAGAAGGGCAAGAGGTTGGCAGGCGCGGTCAATGCCTGGAAAGAGGGGCCATATCACAAGGTAATCATGGATGCATGGATATGAAGCTATCAGTTATTTGCGAGGAGTGCGGAGAACCATTCGAACGGTGGCCATATCTGGTACGGCGAAGCGACCATAAGTTTTGCTCCAAAAAATGTGATGGTGACTGGCACACCGGGAAGAAGAGAGCGAAACATAGAACTGCGCCATCCTACAATGGGCACAAGATCGGATCCTGGTGTTACATGGAAGAGGCCCGCGCAATGCTGGAAGGAAAGAATACCGAGGGAAAGAATCATTGCGTAGACCTGCCGGAGAAATGTTTATGAGCGGCTGGGCAGGCACAACCTACTCTTCTCCAGAAGAGATGAAACCGCGGTGTGATGGCGTGTTCTGGTATTGGCAGCTCCAGACGCATGCTTACTGGCTCCTGGAAGAAGTGGACGGCTTCAACATGGATGATTGGGCCTGGGCACACTCAGATGGAGGGCTTGCCGCCAAGTTTCGCTACTTCTTCGCGAAAACGGGAATAAATATGCAGCGAATTTTAAGGCTGAATATGATTAAACGGGAAATGGGACTATGACCAGAGCAGAGCAAATCTTGGCTGAAATGCCAGATGGAATCTGTACCATCCAGGAACTTGTGAAACAATTCGATATTGCTGATAGCTATCTGAGGCAGGTTCTGAGGGGTCTTGCCAAAGACGGCAAGATGCAGAAGGTTGAGATTCGGGTCAAGGGAGCTCAAGGAGCTCCAAGAACAGTCGGCTGGAGGAAGGCATGACTCCCAAGGTCCAGCGAGACCAGTATGCCGGTATGGCGCTCTTATATGATTTTGGGTGGCCTCTGTCCGACATCGGCAGGCTATGGGGTATCAAAGCCACCCAGACATCCAAGAACATCAGGGCCTGGAAAGAGGGCCGAGTGCCGGATTGCACTCTGCGCGATGACAGCAGGAGGGGAGGATTCGAGACACACAAGACCAGCATGAAGGCGGCTGTGGGAGATCTGGAGGAAGTTCGGGCCTATATGGAGCGCAATCCAGGAGCAACTGCAAGTGATGTGGCTATGGAGTGCAATATGACTAATAATCATGCGGGGAGGTTGATACATTGCCTGAAATGAATCCAAGACCTGCCAGATTAGGCAGCAGACCGTACCGATAAGTATATATGCTCATAGGCGTATAGTAGTATCTATGGCAAAGTACGATTTAATGGTAAACGGGGAAAGCATCGATTCGATAACAGAAGACAAGACACCACAGGAAGCAATGCAGTATTTCAGGAATTTGTACGGCGAAAATCAAGTTGATGTTTGTGGAGTGAGGATCGCAATGGACGGTGTTGTGCTGTGAACCCCACAACCGATTTTATTTGTAACGAATGCGGGAAACCGTTTCGCAACAAAGAAATGGTGAAATCTGAAGAAAGAGACGGGATCGTGTATCTTTATCATATGGGGTACCGTAAATGAAAGATGATGCAATATGCCCTCTTCGTTTTATCGGAAGGGCGATGGATATTTTACTCGATGATAGATGCCAACGGGAAGGGTGTGCTATGTGGGACCACCACGCATACGATTGTATGCTGAAGAGGAAAGCATGAAGCATCCGATTATTCATGTCAGAGGTTCATCCTCATGTCACTTTTGCGGTTCGAATTGTGATATGGGGGGCGGTAAGATGTGGAAGTATGAGATCAGAGAAGGTATCAAGACGCGAGTGTACTACCCGGCGTGCGATAATTGCATAGACGCGGTGGCAAGTTGCAAGGGAAAAGCATGATAAATTTATCAGATGTATCTAATGAAATCAAAAGCAAAATGTATTATGCCTACTGTGATCGATTTGGAGAAGTCGGCACAATCTGTTTCAGTGCAAGGAAGAAAGACGATTTTGTGACGGTGCATTCACATCTCGGATCAATGGTCTTCGATAAAGACGGACAGGAGGTTTGATGCTTCCTCATCTTTCCTGTAATCGCTGCGGTCATTCCTGGATTCCTCGGAGCGACAAGCCTCCAAAGAATTGCCCAAAATGCAAAAGCCCGTACTGGAATAAGGAACGCGTGCGGGGCATCAAATGAAAATTCGTCTTGCGGGTGGCAAAATGGTGACAATAAGTCGGGAAGACGTTGAACTAAGCGAAGAGAAATGGTGCGCGTGTCGCAGTCACGTAAACACGCGTGCATATGCAATGCGGATGTCAACGCGTGTGGCTGGCGTGTTGATGCATCGCGTGATTATGGAACGGATGCTGGATAGAAAACTTCGCGACGACGAACAGATAGATCATATAAACCACGATGGTTTGGATAATCGGAGAGAAAATCTTAGAATCGCGACGTGTCGAGAAAATTGCCAGAACAGCAGGAAACAGAATCGTATCACTAGCAGCAAATATAAAGGGGTTGACTGGGAAGCCCGAGACAAGAGATGGCGGGCCAGAATAAAAATGAATGGGTCTCGGATACATATAGGATACTTCGATACCGAGATAGATGCGGCATTGGCATACGATGCGGAGGCTAGGAAACTTTTCAAAGCATTTAGTTGCTTGAATTTTCCAGACGATAGGTAGTTATTTATAGTAATAGTTTCAATTACATTTTGTGCATGCCAACTCTAGTGGAAAAGAGTACAAAGCGCGCGGGCGATTAGCCCACGAAGGCCATAAGTCGAAGGTTGGCACATCCTGGAAGGCAATAGAAGCGTCTGTATGCTTGCTTTCCTGGCATGATACTAAAACAGATCATCCTTATTTTACAGGTTCCGAAGAAGTTAAGCTAAACGCGGGCCCTAAATCTTGCAGAAAATGCAATGAAGTCATACGATATGACTCGCGCGGATATGCGTTTTGTCAATGTCAAATTTACAACGATGGCAATTCTAGTCCTAAAAAGTCTCACCTAGATCGCGATTTCCTAAAGGCTATTAAGTTTAATTCTTCCGTGCCTGGTGCGGTATAACCAGAAGGCGCGAGCAATCGCGCTGAAGCGTATGCTATCGAGGTCCACATGCTTTCCTCTTCCAATCCATCTGATGAAAAGCCCCGCGTCATGACTTCGCCGAACTTTGTTTTCTTGCGAGACCCGGAACCTGATGAGGTCAAGAGATTTAGAAAGCATCATGTGGGATGATAGGCATGAAATGCAAATGCGGAAAGGATATATCGGAAAAGGAAGCTGGGAAGGATGGATTATGTTTTGCCTGTTCCTTTAAGCGAATACTCCGAGACCCGAAGATAGCAGCAGAAGCCAAAAGGTTTTCGCGAGACGTCGGTCATATCTCATATGAAGATCTTAATAGATCCTTTACTATCTGACAGGCGAAAGTTATTTATAGCCAGAAACCTATCCGATGGTATGAGAAAATATCTCTTGATAGCAGCCTTGATTGTACTCATGGCTATTGGTATTGCAGCATATGCAACCACATATCAGAAGTCAGAAACCTGCACTGCCTGTGACATGACTCTGGAAGGATCTTCTGATTCCTTGACCAAGAGCCCACACATGCCCATAGTTCCGCGCAGCCGATGCCAGGGCCCTTGCCAAAGGGTGTGCAATTGGCTATATTGTTATAATAAGTGTCCCAAATGCTAAGGTATAAATAGACAGGAAACAAGATTTGTAGTGATACGGGGGTATCATGGCCTGCGTGTATCGGGCGTGGACCGATCATCGGCTTTCACTGATTATCTAGCAAAGCGGCCTGGTTTCCTATCTCTCCTTTCCAGGCCGATCTTCCTCGTTCGTAGGAAACTTCAATCGTGCGGCGGTCTAACCGCTGCCTATCCTACTTATCGCCATCTTAGCTCAGTTGGTTAGAGTGGCAGTTCGGTAAACTGCAGGTCGCATGTTCGAATCATGCAGATGGCTTTTAACCTTGTTACGACAGGAAACTTGAATTGTCGGGAAACTGACTAAATTGACATGCTGGGCTAACCGGCGATTTTCTACTTTATAGGATTGATTCCATGTGGCAATTTCTGAAGAAATCAAGCAAGCAATCATAGATGATCTGAAGGAAGATCGGCTTGATTATGAAGAGATCGCTGCAAAGCGTTTAGGCGATCATACAAGAAAGATGGTTATAAGCAGAATAGCCATCAAGAACGGCCTTTCTCGTAAAGATAGGCGTGGAAAGCACAACGGAAGTAACACGCCCAAAGTATCGCAGGAAAAACCGAAATCTGATAAGCCCATAAAAATAGTTACTTTTGGCCCCGACGCCAGGCTTTCCCTCATCGATGAAGCCATCACAATCCACAAAGGGCTCCTGGCCGGCATAGCAGACCCCTATAAGATGGACAAATGGTCTGCTGCCTTGGAACGTCTCTTAGAACAGAGGAGAGAGGAAGAGCCCGGAGACCCAGACGGCGATGAAAAGCTGCTTTCCCAATTCACGGATGCGTTAGAGACCCATGCCCTTTCTACCCAAACAGGCCGATGTGTACCTGGATTGCCTGAAGACCCGCCAAACCCTGATGTACGGGTCTGTGAGAAGCGGCAAGACGGAGATCCAGCAATATTGCACTCTGAAAGCAATTAAGAATCTTACCAAGGGCCACCCGATATTTATCGGCAAAACACAGGGCTCCCTTCAACGCAATTTCATTATTCCTCTTCAACAGAAATTCCCCGGTCATGTAAAATACAATCGCAGCTCCAAGACCCTGAAGGTATTCGGTCGCGAGTGCTGGGTGGAAGGGGCCACCAACGAAGGCGCTGTTGAACGTATTCAGGGCATGGAGACACCTATTGCGATAGGTGATGAGGTCGTGCTGTGGCCTCAGAACTTCTATGAGATGCTTGATACCAGGCTATCGGCTACAGGATCTGTATTCATCGGCTCAATGAACCCGGGCCCGCCTCAGCATTATATCAAGAAGCTTATAGATCGAGAAGATGAGCTCGGCTTCGCCCTGGACGGCAGGAAAGAACTGAGATCCTGGCGGTTCATCCTGGATGAAAACACTTTCCTAGATCCTTCTTATATTGCGTCACTGAAAAAGAAATATCCCAAAGGCACCGTCCTTTATAGGAGATTCATCGAGGGTCTGTGGGTAGCTGCCGAAGGCCGGGTATTCTCATTCTTTGACGAAGATCCCAATGCGGGGTTTGTTGTCTCCCAGATTCCTGACAATTTCATAGAATACCTTGTGGGCATGGATTATGGAATCAGTAACCCCTTCTGTGCTGCTCTTTGGGGCCTGTCGGGCGGTGTTTGGTACTGCCTGAAAGAGGTCTATTGGGATTCCAAGACCGAACAGAAGCAAAAGACCAATTCAGAGTACATAGCAGACCTGGCCAGGCTTTGCTACTGGAAGGACAAGCCGGTGTTTCCCCAAAAGATCTTAGTACCTCCAGAAGAGCCAGGATTTCAACGTGAGATCCGACAAAGCAAATATCCCCAATTGCAGGGCGTTCATAGTGCCGACAATGCCATTTTGCCCGGTGTTGAGGACGTCACGACATTGCTATCACTGGGTCGCTGGAAGATCTTTAACAAATGCGAGAAGACCATCTGGGGCTTAAGCGATCTGCGATGGGACGAGAAGAAGCAGGCGCAGGGCATTGACATGTTTATTAAAGGTGGATCGGGAAGTCCTGACCACATTTGCGATTGCAACCGTTATATATCTCGCGAGGCTGCCAGAGAGCTTAGAAAAATGAGGCTAATAACATGATCTATTCCACCGATTCCATTCTCTACAAAGGAGCATGAGTATATATAGTATGCGCGCCATTGATAGTGTATGGAAAACAAAAATAGAATAATCTCGATTAAGATCGTGTCTCCTACAAAATACATACCGAAAGAATGGTATTTTGGATGCGCTGAACTTTATAAAAATGGAGTTGATGCTCCAGAGATCGCGCGGCAATATGATGTAACCACGCCGGCGGTTTATTACGCATTAGATCGGATGAGAGTAAAAAGGAGAGATGATAGTCACGCACACCAACGGTACACATTAAACGAAAATTTTTTCGATGTTATAGACAACGAGAAAAAAGCGTACTGGCTGGGGTTCATTTCAGCGGACGGCTGTATAAACAGTGGAAAAAAGAACCGATTGGCCATCCGTCTTAGCGCGAAAGATTCTATCATCTTAAACGGCTTTCTCGAAGACGTTGAAAGCAATAAATCTATTTATTATTCTATGGGCGGAAAATCGAAGAATCTGAATTTTGCTCGTGTTGTTATCGACAATCTGACCTTAATATCATCACTTAAACGCTTGGGAATAACCCCCCAAAAGTCGTTGACGCTCGAATTCTGCAAACAGGTTCCGCGTCGTCTCATAAATAGTTACATCCGTGGGTATTTCGACGGCGATGGATCAATATATTTTGATAAAAGCGGGAAACCAACGTTTGCTCTGGTTGGTACCGTTCCATTCTTAAATGATGTCATGAGCGTGTTAGTATCCGATTTGGGATTAAACCCTATAAAAATCAGATCGAAAGGTAAAATATCCGAATTGCGATATAGCGGAAGAAATAATGCGTTGCGAATTAGAAACTGGCTATATGATGGCAATGCACCGTGGTTGCAGAGAAAAAAAGATCGATTTGACAGCATAGGGTGATTAAAATTATCTACGATACGGAATCTATACTTTATAAGGGCGCGCCGTGGCCTCCGGCATCTGAACAATCCAGATTGACCCTTTATTCCCAAAACCAAGACCTATTCGAAGGCAATCATACCAAAGTCTATACTGGTCTGCTCAGGCTTTTCCACAATAGTGCGGCAGAACACCAGAAGATTATTCTGATCCTAAACTGGCATCGCAGGCTGTCCTGCCTCTGGCCGGATCTGCTCATAGGGGAGACCCCAGATGTCAAGGTAGATGACGCCAATTCTGATGCTGTCAAAGAACTCCGGCGTGATACTGGCTTGTGGCCGGAGGCTTATAAGGGCCTTCTGGACATGTCTAGGTTCGGTGTAGGGCCCGTCAAGATCTACAAAGATGAAGATGACAGGGTTCACATTCAGGCCATAGCGCCATCCAAATGGTTCCCCATCCAGGCACCTGGCGGGCAGATTATAGAACATGTTCTGGCTTGGACCTCGGAGGATTTCGTAAATCATGTTCTGCAATCATATCTCCATGTAGAGATCCATAGGCGGGGCGAAGTTGAAACCCGCAAGTATGACATTATTCAGGGCAAGATAGCTTCGGATGAGAAAGATGTCCAAATCGACAAGACTGAGATAGATGACTTCCTGGTAGTTCCTCTTCTCAACCTGACCACCACCACAAACCAATGGGGCTGCGATGATTACACCCCCCTGGACCCTATCATAAGAAGGCTGGAGACCAGGCTGACAAGGCTTGGCAGGATACTGGATGCTCACAGCGAACCGGTTATGGGCGTGCCAGAGGACGCGATAGGCAAAGACCCCAACACGGGCGAGGGCCATTATGATAGTAACCTGAAAGTTTTCCCCATGGCAGAGGGGCAAGCCCCGCCTTTTTATGTCACCTGGGACGGCCAACTAACCGCATCTTTCCAGGAAATAGAATTCTTGATGAGCCAGCTATATGCCATCTCAGAGACCTGTCCGCAGGCTTTCGGCCAAAGCATGACTGGAGGAGCAGAGTCTGGAACATCTCTCAGGCTTCGCATGATGGCGCCCTTGAAGCGCGTCGAGCGCTTACGGCTGAACATCGATCCAGCTATCAAGAAGATCATCTGGCTGGCCGCCCAACTTGACGGCATCCAACTGGAAGAGCAGGAGATCGGGATTGACTGGCACGACGGCCTGCCCAATGATGAATATCAGCAGATGCAGATCGAGCAGATGGCAGTGATGAATAAGATCACTTCAACCAAGGCTGCTGCCAAGAGGATCTACAGGTTGTCCGATGAGCAATCCGAAGAAGATCAGAAGCAGATAGCCAAGGAAGCCACGACGCAGGGCGGGGGGCTGTTCTGAAAAGAGGGGAAGCAAGCCTAAATGGGCTTGATTGTCCCCTTTCCGAAATGCTCCGATATATAAATCATGTATCGAATGAATGTCTCCAAATCAATGTTCTCTATTCGATCAAGGCCCAATTCCTGGAATCGTCTCACATCGGAATCATTAAGGCAGATCTCGAAATGCATTTCCTGGTTAAGCCTGTCTTGGTGAACATTCCATCTCATGCTTTCTCCTTGATCAGCTTCAAAACCGCCTGACTTCGATCGCAGGCTATCCCGGTTTGCTCATTCACTTTCAAGCGGTACTTCTCCAGCTCTAAGTAAGCCTGTTCTGAAATGTAGACGTTTGGCATTAAATCTCCACTTCCATCAAGTGTACTTCAATCTGCATTACATCCCCCAATTCGTGTTGCTTATCCTCTAATGTGATGCCGATCAAATGCGTTATCGCTCTCCAAAAGGAAGCGTCTCGCTTTTCTCCAGTGCAATACGGTATCTTGATACAAAAAGTTTCATTTTCCATGATAATAATAAGGTATCTTAAGATATATCAAGCTTTCGATAGATAATAATCAGTACAATACATCTCGGTTTCGACATTGCCCGTTAGCAATGTCACTTCGCTTCCAGCTTGCGTTAAAGTTTGGTGACTTAAATGACAGATCAAGAGCTTAATGGCGGGAACCAGCCGCCAGAGGATAACAAATCTGGTGCACCGGCGAACCCGTCAGAGCCGAATGAATCTGATGATATCGAGTTTACGCCTGAGCAGAAGAGGAAGCTTGGCAAGATAATCTCGGCAGAACGAAAGGCAGAACGCAAAACCGTGGCTGCCCAGTTCAAGGATTATGACGACCTGAAAAAGAAGATTCAGGAAATCGAGGATGCCAAGCTGTCGGAATCTGAAAGGCTTCAGAAAGAGAAAGAAGAGGCCATAAAGGAAAGAGACGCCATCAAGAACCAGCTCGCGGATTTCGGAGCTAAAGAACTCAGGATCAATATGTATTCTGAGTACAAAACCAAGGATGGCCAGTCCCTGCCAATTGGCCTCATGAAGTATGTAACCGGCACCGATGAGAAATCCATCGCTGCTAGTATAGAATCCATTGCCGCCGATTTCGGCGCGAAAGTGGAGAAACGTAAGAACATTGGCAATTCCACCCCAGCAGGAACCGAAGCGGTTCCGAATAAGAACGCTTTCATGAATGATCAAATCATGGCAGTGGCTGGTAGGGGAGGCCGATAGGAGTATTTGAATGACAGATTACGACAACATTATTACGCGGGCAGGCGTTAGCAACCTGATCCCGACAACCTACAGCAAAGAGATCATCCAGACCGCCATCCAGAGCAGCTTCTGCTTGCCCATGATGACCAGGCTGAGCAACATGCCTACGAAGGTAACTCAGCTTCCCATCATGAGCCTGTTTCCCACGGCCTACTTCGTCTCTGGTGAGGCCGGAACCGATGGTGGCTCTTACACCTACGACAAGGGCCTGAAGAAGACCACAACCCAGAACTGGTCCTATGCCACCATCACCGCCGAGGAATTGGCTGTAATTGTGCCCATCCCGGCCGCTGTAGTGGACGACATGGCCGGAGGCGGCTATGATGCATGGGGCGAAATTGCGCCCAGGCTATCAGAAGCAATCGGCAAGGCAATCGATGCCGCTATCATCCATGACACCAACGCGCCCGCGTCCTGGCCGCATGGCATTGTGGACGCCGCCGCGACCGCATCCCAGACTATCGATAAGTCTGCTGCTGTGGGCACCGGCCTGACCTTCCCGGATCTCTATGATGCAATCCTGGGAGAAGGCGGCCTGTTCAGCCTGGTAGAGGCTGATGGCTATGAGGTCAATGGTATCGTTGGTGCTCTGTCTCAGAAGGCAGCCCTCCGAGGAATCAGAGGCACAGATGGCCAGCTTCTCTTCCAGCAGGATATGACCAGCGCCACAAAGATGAGCATCGCCGGCGTGCCTGTCAGCTTCCCAGCTAACGGAGCCTTTGACCCATCTGATGCCCTCCTGATTGCAGGCGACTGGAAGAAGGCGGTCTACTCCTGGAGACAGGACATCACCTTCAAGATCTTCGACCAGGGCGTAGTGACCAATGACAGCGGGGCCGTTGTCTTCAATTTGATGCAACAGGATATGCTGGCCATGAGAGTCACTTGCAGGTTAGGCTGGCAGTTGCCCAATCCTGAAAACCAGATCCAGACAACCGATGGAAGCCGCTATCCCTTCGCCGTCCTTGTGCCGTGAGGTGGAAAGATGAAATATCTTTCTATCTTTTTGGTCCTGATGATACTGGCCGGGATTGGTGGTGCCGCTTGGTATGGCCTGGCTCCCGGGAACTATAAGGTTCCTGTGACCGTCCAGACCATCCGAGGCGCAGGATTGCAGAGTTCTACTGACATCTGGAACACGCTCTCATGTAATCTCACCGTCGGAAAGACTGCAGCCGAAATAGCAATCGCCGGCAAAGACCCATCACCAGACGTGCCGCGTGTTGTGGGCGTCGCCCCGGGAAGCGCCATAACCGGCAATGTTCTGATTAATGGCACGGATTTCTATGGAAATGTCATTTCTGAGAAATTGACCTGGGTATCAAGTGATCTCGGAAAATACACCACCAAAGCATTTAGCGCCGTCACGAGCTTTAACTGTACCACCGGAGCAGCAAACTCATTTAATCTCGGATATGGCCAGGCTCTTGGACTGAATACCCCTCTGGCAAGCAATACAAGGGTGATCATGGCAACGCTTAATGGCGTGAAAGAGACCACGGCCCCAACAGTGACCGCAAGCTCGACCGTCATATCACTGAACACAATCGACCTCTCAAGCGCCTTGGATGGCAATACCATAACGGTGTGGTTCTATTGATAGTCACAAGAAAGTTCATGAAGTTGGGAACGGTGAACATCCCAATTGGCACCAAGATCGATGGTTTGCCTGACGACATCGAGGGAGAGCTTGTGACTAGAGCCCTGGCGGATCTGGTGAAAGAGAAGAAGCATAAGAAGACCGAGACGGGCATTTAAGCCCGTTTCATATAATAAAGAGGGATAATAAATGGTTGACGTTGCCGATTCATACATCCTGACTATAGCCGATCTCGAAACCAGATTAGCATCAGACCCCAGGCCATCGGCAATCGCGCTCTTGGCCGCGAGCGATGCCATCCAGACCTGGTATTTACAGAAAGCCACAGCAATAATAGATTCCCTATATCTGAAAGGATCAACTTACTATCCCATAGACCAGCTCAATCCTCCCACTGGCTATCAGGCTCGCCAATTCCCCAGGGTCATCAATGGCAGGGTCTATAATTGGGATTATACCGGGAATGCTGAACTGGTGCCAGAAGAGGTTAAGAAAGCATGTCTGGAGGAAGCATTAGCTCTCTATGATGCTTATGTTTCCTCTCCAGGAGATCAGAAACGCAGAAAGCTCCAGGAGCAGGGAGTGACCAGCTTTTCGCTTGGAAAGCTATCTGAGACCTATGCACCTGGAGCAGCCCGTAAATGGAAGGGCTTGCATAGTCAGGAAGCTTATGATTTCATGAAGCAGTATATTGCGGGCGCGGTGAGACCTGTGCCTTGAGGTTGTCATGTCTACGTGGGAGGAATTGGATAATTTCATTCTCCGGGCAAAGCATTTGTCGGGAGGAAGGAAAACGATGATAGGCGCGGCGCAAGACGTAACCATACCATCGGGCACCAGATACGTTGATCTAGTCGCGGAAGCGGGCGATGGCAGGTTCGCCGTTGATGTGGTCGCCACTTCGGCATCCTCTTTGATAGTTGCTGAAGGCATGGTTCGGAAGGTTTACCTTTCGGGCAACACTTCGCTTTCGGTTTATGGAGAGACGGGAACTTACATTCATTATGATTTCTATGGTACGTGATCCATGTCCCTGATTGATATGTATCTGACCACCGGAGCTTACAAGGTCACAACCGCACCAAAGGAGCTTTATGATGCGGTTCCGCCCACAAGCCCGCTTACTCTTCTAGGATCGGCTCCAAGCACGGCATTTCGCTGCAAGGTTACTGTTTCGGTGGCAACTGGTCACACTGACTGCGCGGGCACAATAACGCTTGGCACTGAGACACTGACATTTCTTCAGGCCGGGACCAAGCAGACGACTACAAATCTTTCTGCTTTGCCTGTTGTGACATATTCAGGCCTGGATTGTCATGTCTTGATCGAATGCATCAATTCTGGCGGGGCTCCCATTCAGGTCGAGACAACAACGGCCATCATGACCAGGATCGAGCCTCATCAAAGCGGCCATTCAGATGCGTCTGGAATTTGGACTACGATTAATGATACTCAGATATTCTCGGATACCTTGCTTGCAGTAAACGATATTGTGAGAAAGGGCACGAAAAATTACACCATCAAGCAGACCGATGATAACGAGGGGCTTGGCGGGGAAGTCGAATATTATACTTATCTTGCATAG